CTTCCTGTATGGTGTGGATTGCCTCGACGATGTCGGCAAAGCTGTCGATTGAGTACTCGGCCATCTCACCGTGAGACGCCTTTATGTTCTCAGCGTCTTCGAGAAGCCTTTCCATCTCGTGCTGCGACCCCTTATACCCGAGCTTAAGATTGTCCAACATTGTGAAGTTCTGCTTCGAGAATCCCTGATAGGCATTCTCGATTTCCTCTATGTTGGTGCCCATCTTGTTGGCGTTGTCCGACATGTCCCGCATCGCCATGTCGGCTATTTCTGCGGCCTTCTGTCTGTCATCGTCTGTGATTTGCAATGCCTCGCCAGTGCCGCTCAGGGCATCATCCAAGATTCCCTTCTGCTGTTCCACGGAATCCTTGAACGCCGCAAGTCTGTCCTTCTGGTTCTGCCGAAAATCCTCTAGTTGCTGCTCTTGGTAGTCACGCAGTGCTTCGAGCTGGTCTTGTTGGGACTCCTTCAATGCCTCAAGCTCTTGCTCCTGACCTTCTTTCATGGTCTCAAGCGTCTGGGTGTTCTGCTCCTGACGCTCGGCAACGATAGCCTCAGCTTTTTCTCTTTCGGCGTCAATTTCTTGGCGATTGGCTTCCTCTTTTTCAGCGATTATTTGCGCGTTGGATTCCTGCATCGCCTCGATTTGGTCCTGCTGCGCATCGCGCATGGCCTCAATCTCGGCCTCGTTGTTCTCTTTGATGGCTTCCAGTCTGTCAGAGTTCGCCTCTTGCATCGCCTCGATTTGGTCAGCTTGCGCATCACGTATCGCGTCGATTTCCTTTTGGTTTTCCTCTTTGATTTTGGCAAGCTTCTCGGCGTTGTTCTCCTGAAGAACATCAAGTTCCTGAGACCTTGCGTCGCGGTAGGTCTCAACCTGCGCGTCCTGCTCCTCGCGGATGGCGTCGCGCTTCTCCGAATACGAGTTCCTGACTTGTTCGATTTGCTCCTGTAACGACTTCTTCTGCTGCTGAAGCTGCTTGTTGCGGCCCTCTTCCTCGATTTCGGCGTATACCGCTGCAAGCTCTGCCTCACCCTTCTTCTTGCCAGCGTTCGTCTCGGCTCGCGCTATGCCTTCCTTGATTGCGGCTATCTTGTCGGCACGCTCCTTGTCCTTGCGTGCCTGCTCCTCGGCGTCTGCGGCATCGTCCAGCGCGTCGATTTGTGCCTGAAGCTCCTTGACGCGACTGTCCTCCTCGATGTCAAGAGCCTTCAGACGCGCCTTGTATTCTCTGTTGATTTCCTTGATTCTTGCGTCGGTGGCCTTGCGGAACGCATCGACCTCTTTGCTCATCGCCTTTTGCACGGCGTTATACGATGAGTCTAGCTGCTTTTTCTTATCTTCAAGCTCGTCCGAATTGGCGTCACGCTGGGCCTCGACTTGCTTACTTAGTGATTTTTGCGTCTCTTTGTAAGCTTTGTCCAGTTGCTTTTTTCTCTCGTTCAGCGCCTTGGAGTTTGCGTCGCGCTGAGCCTTGACTTGGCTGTCCAAAGCCTTGCGCAAAGCGGCAAGCTCTGTGGACAGGGCCTTTTCCCTCTCGCTGATTTCACTGTCGAGTGTCTTGCGGAGAACGGCCAGCTCGTCACTTAGGGTCTTCTGTCTGGCTTGATACTCTTTCTGAAATGACTTCTGCGTGGCATCATATTCCTTGGACAGCGCCTTGGAGCGCTCCTCATATTCCTTGCTTAGGGCTTTTTGGAAAGAGCTGGTCTCTCTGCTCAGGGCTTGCTCGAAGTTCTGAACAGAGGTGTCGAGGGCCCTCTTCTCGATATCGACGTACTCCTGCGTCGATTGCTGAGTGACTTTGTTTCTACGTTGCGCGACGCTGTTTATCAGCGACATGGCGAAGCTTGACACGTTTGACATGTACTGGTTGGCCGACATGCCAGCCGTCTCATATGCCTGCTTCGCGTTGTTGATTACCGTGTCCTTGGCGCCGCCGAAGAACGTTTCCATGCCGCCCTCAAGCTGCTCGTACTGAGCAAACGCGCTAATGGACCCCTCGATCAGCCCCCTGATCGCATTCACGGTGGCGCTGACCGCAGACTGCACCGCATTGGCTATCATTTGGGCCTTGGCGATCATGCCGGTGGACAGCTCCTGCATCTTAGGAGACGCCTGATCGTCCACTAGCAGCTTAATGAACACGTTAAGAAGATCCACGTTACCCCCTCAGTTTTGAGATAACCCCGTCAATGATGTCATCCGGTGATTTCTGGGGTACGGGTTTATTCATCCTGTCTATTAGGTCGGCCCATCTGGTCGGAATGTACATCATCTGAGGCGTGCACCTTAAGGAGTCAGTGACGTACACCCTGTAACTCATGTCCCTGACCTCCCTTAGAGCACGCGCGGCAACATAACGAACAAAAACCTTTAAGCGAGGAGGCCCGTGGTAATCTCCAAGGGCCTCCCACATCAGGTCGTCGTGGTTGCCCGTTATCCGAAAAAACTCGTGAACTCCTGATCAGTCACCAGCTCGATGAGGTCCGAGAACAGCTTCTGCATGGTGAGGTCCTTGCGATACTGCTTGGGCGTCACGTCGTTAACGACCGCCAAGATGGTCACGAAGTCATCCCGATGGGTCTTCAGGAGCGGTGGGAGTGACCGCTTCACCCTCATGAGAAAGTAGGTCCACCTGTCCATGTCCTCAGGCTTTTCGCCCTTGGGCGCGAACAATTCCGCCGCATCAGGGTCTTGCGCGATGTTCACGATCGGGTCGATGATGTCGGCGATAACGTCGAAGACGCGCTCGCCCTTGATGTCCGAGAGTTTCATGGGCCTCCCCCCATTACGTTTGATTTAGTTGCCAGTGCCCTTGGTGACCTCGACGGTGTAGGTCTTGGTCTCGCCCTCATTGGTGACCGTGATGGTGACCGTGTTCTTGCCAGCGGACCACGTCGCGGCGGTGCCAGAGGTGACGGTGGTGGTGCCGTTCTTGATGACCACGGTCGCGTCCGTGGAGTCGGTCGCGGTCGCGGTGATGGAGTCCGAGTCATTGGTCGTGGTGGCAGTGTAACTCGTCACGGAGGAGGAGAACGTGGGGGTCAGGGTAAGGGAGCCGATGGTGAGTGCCGACAGGGTGGTGTCGGGCAGCTCGCCCTCAACGATGTACACGAGGTAAGGCAGGACGGTCATGTCGTCAAGGCTATAGTGCCCGGTGAATTCGAATGAGAAGTCGCCTTTGCTCTTGTCGTTGGGCTTCAGGCTGAAGCCGCCGGTAGACAGGGCGTTGAGAAGCTTGATGGCGATGAATCCCGCGCCGCTGCCGCTGTTCACGTCGGAGTAGTCGCCCACCCACCACAGGTCACTGAAGTCAGACTCCCTGAGGTCGGCGCGCGGGGTGATGAGACCGTTCGCGCCGACATCGGCGGCGGCCATGAGGCGCTTTGCCACGTCCGTGTCCACCGTCTTTGCCGTGCCACTCATGGTGGCGGTCACGGACTGGAGCTTCTTCAGCTCCTTTGTGTTCGCGGGGATGTTGTCGATGTCGTCACCGAAGTCCACGAACTCGGGGGACACGGTGAACTGCGCGCCGCCAGAGGTCGCGGCGAAGATCTTGGAGCGCATCTCCGTGATCTCGGAGTCGGTCTCGGGCGGGTCGGTCGGGTCGAACTCGGTCAGGATGATTCCCGCGTTAAGCTGGATCTTACTGAAGGCGTCAGCAGCAACAGTAGTAAACTTCATGTCGTTCCTCCTAGTCGATGACTAAGTATTCTACGTCGACGTTAATGTAGCGGGACAGCACCGTGGAGTCGGACCCGTCAGCCATGGCCTGCGCCCACGGGGACCCACGCTTGACCCACAGCATGCCACCGTCGCACGGGACGGTGACGCCGCCGATCGGTATGCGGCTCCCCACCACGCGCACCGCGGCGTTCATCTTGGCCTCGGAGGTGGTCCGGTCCCATATGCGGACCGGTACGTTCACCTCTCCCGCGTCCCATCCCCCGACCGAAAGGTCGTAGGTGAGGTACGGAAGGGTGGCGTCGTCGGGCACGGACGTTGACGCGTACGCGGGCATCCCCATGCCTGACAGGAACTGGAACAGTGCGGCCTCAGGACTAGGCATCAGTGAGCTCCCATTCCTCGGCGCTTACCTGAATGAACTGGAATGACGCCACGCTCGGGGTCTTCTTGTCCTTGCCTTTGGAGGTTACCCTGAACGTCCGCCCGTCCGACACCCTTCGGAACACGTCGTTGTAGTCCAACGGGGTGGATGGGTCCACCGTCACGGTGAACACGGCCCTCATGCCCTGATGCTCGGCCACGCGCGCGCTCATGGTGTTGTCCATCACGATCGCGGCGTTAAACTCAGCCCCCTCAGACCAGCGGACCACCCATCCGCCCTCCCCGTCAGGGACGCGGACCTTCTCCATCAACTGGCACGGGACCATGAAGTTCTCCGCCACGAGATCAGGGATCATGAGATCCTCCTCCAAGGGTTGAGGTCCTGCGCGAACTTGGCACGCCACCCGCTGAGGGACCTCCCGTCCGCGGACTGACTGGCGTTGAGGTCGCCCCTCAGGGTGTAAGAGTACCCTCCGAAGCTCTCGGACTGGAACTTCGCCTTGCGGGCGAACTCCTCCGCCCCCGCGGTGTCGGCCACCCACTGGCTGATCTCGTCCACCACCTGCAGCAGAGGGCGCGGAATCGCCAACACGGTCACGGTGCCATTAAACTCCTCGTCCACGAGGTCATCGGCGGGGTGCAGGTGCAGGCCGTCGTTCAGCAGGGACCCCTGCAGCCGGTACCACGCCCCGCTCGGTACGTCAGGACCGGGGGTGAGGGACCCCTCGGAGACTCCCGCCACCGATGACGTTCCCCGCTCGAACCAGTTGTGAATGTGACTCAGTACTCTCTCAAGCATCACGGGGTCGATCACGGGTCCCTCACCTCCTTACTGTTCCTTGGCGTTAGACGCCCGCTTAGAGGCGGCGCGCCTCGACCTAGGGGCGGTGCGCTTTGGCTCATTGGCCTCCACGGGACGGGCTAGCTGCCCGTACCTCGTGGAGTTGATCGCCCTCAACCTGCTCTCCGTGACCTCGAACACGTCCCCCTCGTCACGGTAGCGCCCGCAGTCGAGGTCCTTGAACGAGGTCACGCACTCAGCCCACATCTGTTAGGCCGCCGGGGTGTCGGACACCGTGGCGACATAGAGGCTGTTCGGGTTGAACAGGACGGGCATGAACAGGCCGGAGGCCTTGGTCCACACCACCGCGGGGTCCTTCTCCGCCCACTGGGTCACGTAGACGTAGGGGTTCTCAGTAGAGGCGCCGGTCTGCTCGAAGCGGGCGATCTGCTCCTCGGGCGGGACGCCCCAGAGGCCGGTGCCGAGCTTCATCCCGTTACCGGTTCCGAAGAACGAGCACTTGGACTTCGGGAAGTAGCGCTTCTGATGGGTGACGGGACGGTTGGTGGTGGCGTCAATGGTCCAAGGCTCGGAGTAGCTCTGGTCGTTGGTGATGACGCGGTCGATGCCGTACTCGGAGCTGAGGAAGCTCTGGAGGGCGGCGTTGGTCACGAGGACGCCAGCCGCGTTGGTGCCGTTGATGGCCTTCTGGATGTTTGCGTTCTGGCGCATCTTGGACAGGGTGGCGCGGGCGCACACCATGCCGGTCAGCTCCACGCCCGCGTCAGCCGCGAGGTCGACGACGGCCTGCAGCTGGTCGGTGAGCGGGGTGGTGGCACCGTTGCCCACGTCGAGCGTGAGGCTGAGGTTGCCCTCCGGCACGCCGTACTCGACGGTCTCGGTCAGGCCGTTCTCGGAGATGGTCACCCTACCG